CATCCCAGGTGATTGACTTCGTCGTCGTTGCAGACGCCGGGTTAAAAATCCGCATCCGAAGGTTGAGCCCAGAAGTCGTGTTCGACCAGTTTGCTCCATTGACCATGGAGATGCTCGTTTGGGCGTTGATGGCTCCCGCCTGCAAGATGCTGCTGCTGACAAATCCTTGATTGGCCCAATTGTAATTGGCCCCCGTTTGGGTCGTGCCGACAGACCCAATCCCGCCACCCGTGACAAATTGCACTTGCAAATTGGTTGTGGTGGACGGAAGAAAATTAATGAGTTCAATTGCATATTCATTGTATCCCGCGAGCAATGCGGTGTTTTCTGCGAAGCTCGAAGCCCCACTCAATGTGCTCGTCAACAGAACACTCCCCGGCACAAAGGTCGCGCCGGAAATGGCCCAATTTCCAGAGCTAACACTCAGCACATAGCTAACCCCTGGGGCAAGAAGTGAATTCGTTGCGGCGCCAAGAGTCTGCCCTCCATATGTACCGGACACTGTGGAGCCTGTCGAATATGCAAGTGTCGCGATCCCAGTGCCGACATTTTGCACGGTGATGGAGCAGGTGGAAGGGAAGTTCGTCGCCGGGGTTGTCGTCGTTTGTGCTTGCGGCACCGTCACAGCAATTGCGCTGGAATTGGAAAATGTCACCGTGTTACCACAATCATTCCCACTCAGCGTGTAGCTCGTGCCAACCTGAGCGTTGACTGGTGGGGGCGAATACGACAAAACCTGCCAGTTGCCCGAGCCCAACGCCTGCGCATGAATCACACCCCCCGCGACGACGTTTATGTTTTGTCCATTGGGCGTGAGCAACGCCGCGGCTTTCACAATCTGCATCGAGTTGGCGAAGCTCACCGTATAGAGTGCATTTGTCGCTTTGGCGGTGGTGCCAAAACTCGTGATGGTCGCTTGGCCTGTGACATTAACCAGAGTCCCAAGCGCTGCTCCAAGGTCCGTTGTCGCCGCCGCCGCGATGCTAGTCGCATTTTGCGTCGGAGTTGGATTCAGGAGTTGAAGCTGCCCAGTCGCTGCGACATACTGGAGAGTCGAGACTTCTCCTGCGACCATCTGCCCAGCTTGCAGCGCTGTTTGGCCTCCCTGATTTGTGTAGACAATTTGGTAGGCGTTACCGTTGACTGTGAGGGTTGTTGGCCCGGTGTTCGTAAACGCGTTCACAAAGGCAATAATCTGTCCATCCTGCGCGCCAAAGCCAGACGATGCGATCACAATGTTGTTAACCCCACCAGTTACCGTGGCCGTCCAGAATTGTGATCCCCCTGACGTGTCGGCCGTCAGCGCATCGTAGATTGTCGCCCCGGTGTAGTCTTGGACGATCATTCGATACTGACCAACTCCGTAGACGGTTGCAAAGCCCCCAGCATCAAGCTGCACCGGATTCGTGTTGTAAATCGTCGCGGCGGGGTCTTGCCAAGTGGCCTTCGGAGTCGTCGTGCTTGGGATGTAAAAATACACACTCCCACCCGCGGCGGGCTGGCCATTAGCCAAGAAGAATTGCTGCTTCCCCTCGGGGAGGAGTGTCGCCGCCCATGCTTCGCATGGCATCGCATGGGCGACCAAAACTGCACAAAGCACCAGCAGCGCGCGAAGCATCTTCATCGGCGAGAATTCCAGAGTTCGGTTCCAGATGGAACGCCAAGAATCAGGGGATTGACGTAGCCCATTGGGGCTCCGCGAAGAGTGTTTTGCACGATGTTTTGAGCCAACTCGGGATTGGCGTAGCCTCGAGCCCGAAGGGCATTCGCGAGAATATAGGCGAGTCCCTCGGCCCCAAGTCCTCCGGCGATGAGCGGATTCTGTTGAATGGTCGGAAGAATGTGTCCCGCGTGCTCTCGAATGAACTCCCCCGCGCCAGCAAGGCCCGCACCACCAGCCATAGTCAAAAATGGATGACGCTCCGCAAAGTCCGCAACGCTCTTTTTTGGTGCAGTCGCCTGAGCGTAGCTTGGAAGAAGTGATCCTTCTCGCGCGAATCGCCCGAAGTCCGAGTCGTCCTTTCCAAGCGCCGCTGCAACTCGCTTGGGTTCAAGCAGTCCCTCTTCATTCGTCGGAACAACTTTCTTTAGCCCCAGATAATTCTTGTATTGTCCCCGCAATTGATCGAGTTCCGCCTTCGCTTCCGGCGCGGACTTCTCAAGTGCATCATACATGAAATCTTTTAGGGCCTTCCCATATTCCATAGCCACAGGGAAATGGTCCATCAAGTTGTCAATGGTGCTGTCGCTGCGGGTAAGCTGGCGGAATTCACTGGCAGTCATACCATGGAGAATGGGATTGCCCTGCGAGTCGGTGATTTGCGATGCGCCGCCAATCACCTTCTTAATATGGTCCACCGTGTCCCGCACTGCGGCAGCAGCTTCAGGCGTCGCACGCCCATATTCCCTAGCAGCAGCCTGTGCAATGGTTTCAATCTTTTGCAAATCTCCATTATCAAAGTAAATGTGTCCCGCACGCTGTGCGAAGTCATCAAATCTCTTATAGAGCGCATCACGAGTCTTCGTCATGATCTCTGGCGTCAGCCCCTTCGCGCCCTCGGCCTCCATGATTGGCCCGGCTCCCACGAAGTCAGCCGCTCGCCGCGTGAAATCTTCGAGCATTGAGCGATTGCCTCGACCGGCTGCGGCTAGCGCACGAGCTGCGGGTTCGCCTTCAAGCAGGCCCGAGGCGGGAACATTCCGTCCTTGAGCCGCAGCGGCAAGCTCTGGGGTCGTAGTCAGTCGCGAAGCTTCGCTCGCCATGCGAGGAGCCCAACCGAAAGCAAGTCCAAGCGGCGCTCCAAATGCTGCACCAGACAGAGGATTCTCCCCGAGGACCGCGTTGCCGAGAGCCCCCTGCGTGGCCCCGCCTGCCATGTTGCTCAAAGTTTGGCCGACAAATCCCTCTCCACCTCCAGTTCCAAGCGCGAAATTAAGCGCTGGACGAAGCGCAGGGGCAAGTCCCCCGAGGGCTTCCGCACCCATTCCCAATCCCTTAAACGCCGCAATCTGCGGCAACGCCTGTCCGCCGATTGTCGTCGCCAAGTTGGCAGTTGGATTCTCCCTTCCCCAACGCCGCGCGGACTCTTCCCACTGAGTCCGCGCTTGTGGGTAGAGGTTTTGGAAAGTTGAGAACATCTCGCTTGGCGACCCCCCTTCGGTAATCGCCTGCTTTGCTGCGCTCGTCGCGCCGAGAATCCCCGCGCCAGCATCTCCCATGAAGGTTGAAAGCGCATTGCGTGCGAAGTTCTGCGCCGGACCCCAAGGTGGAAGCGACGCCGGAATCATTCCAACTGCGCGAGTTCCTGTGGTCACTCCAGGCTGCGCCGCAGGTTCGCCCCTCCGTTCGGGGAACATCTCTGAAAACACCTGGCGCATATCTGGGCGACCTGCTTCCACTGGCATGTTGTCCTGCCCCATTGCCTGAGCAAAGGCCGGGGATCGCTGCGCGTGGAAGGTGTCGGGCGTCCCATATTTGTCCCAATTATTCGAGAGCCAGCGCACAAGCTTTGCGAAGCCCCCCGGAGTCTGGATATCCTCTTTTGTCTGCCCCGTTTGGGAGAAATACTCATCGCCCAGCCCACGCGCAGCGTTGCCCCCTTTGGCCATTCCGCCGTAATGAATTTGAAATGGAGTGAACGACGATCCCGAGTCCCCCGGCGCATTTTGAAATCCCGACTCAGCTTTCGCCGTCGCGAGCATCGCCTTCGCGTAGCGGGGGTCCGCATTCTCCGAGATGATCCGCTGCGCCATTTCCGGCGTCAACGCATTCTGCGTCCGATCCAAGCCTGAGATAAAATCATCAACCTCGCTCATTGCGGGAGTCCCAACTCTTGCTGCCGAAGCCGCTGGAATTCTTGCATGTGCTGGAACCACTTATTTTGGAAGTCCGCGGGGTTTTCCTTGTTCTTAATTGCGTAGCCGTAGTCATTTGCGTAAGCGATTTGGAGTTTGTTTCGTCGCTCCATGAACTTCAACATCTCATCGACTGCGTGTGGGTCGGTGGAGATGGTTGGGAGTGCATCGGTGAAGGCTTTGAACTCAATATTCGTGAAGCGCCCCCCGCCACGAAGGAGTTCACGCATTCGACTTGCCGCAAGCTCCAGTGCGTATTTCCCGAAGAGTTGACTCGCCGCTAGCGCTCCAGTCTTCCCTTCTTCCCCAGCGCGCGCGAGCACTCCGTTATACTGCTCCTCTGGAATCCCCAACGCTTGCGCAAGTCGGGAAAGCTGTTGCCGCACATCCGCGCCCGCGCCGCCTTGGAACTTCCGCTGTGCGCCCCGCATCTCGGTGATGACATTGTTGATGTTCAGGGCATCCTGCGCGGCTTCCCGCTCCTTATCGTATTGATCGCCGAACTTCTTAAATTGCTCCGCGCTCGCGGGCGGCAGAGCCGTTGGCAATGCCCCAACCTGCGGCGCTCCACTTTGCGGGGAGGGGATACCACCCGCTGAACCCCCTCCCCCAGGAGCACCGGGAGCCGGCGGTGCCCCCATCCCTGGCGCAAGCGCCGGGATCGACAGTTTTTCCCCACTCGGGCCAACTACATCATAGCGGCGCAGACGTTCTTCAATATTCGGTTGGGAAAGCCTCATAGTATCGAAGGCATTTTTGGAATTGAGTCCGATCTGCCGCGCCAGTGCTCCAAGTGCCTCGCCATCTGGCGTCGCTACAACACGCTGCTGAAATGCCGACAAATCTTGATCGGAAATCTGGTCGTTCGCGCGGGCATCGTAGGCTTCAGCCAGTAGGGTGGATTTCGTGATGGGGCGGCCGCTCGACAAGAGCGACGCCATCCGCTGGGAAATCGCTCCCTGTCGATCCATTGCGAGATCGAATTGCTTACGCAGCGTGTCAGTCTGGGTAAGCTGCCGCTGCACTGCCTTGTCAGCCATCTCTGGAGCCATGAACGCCGTGTCTGGATGGCTGGCAATTCCAACGAGGAATTTGTCCCAGTTGACCTGCCCATCCTCTCCAATGGCCCGCTGCATAATCGGCCCCATTGCCATTCGCGCGCGAAGCTGTTGGCTGGCAGCTTGGTTGGCAAGCCCAATTTGGTTGATTTGCGACGCTTCGCGAGCCATGTCAAGCATGTTGCCACCGCCGCCAGCTTGTTGGAAGAGAGATGTTAGATCAACCATCGAGCATTACCCTGAAGGCAGGCCGTAAGGGCCATTAAAGCCACCGAGTGCATTTCCGAAGAAGGAATTGAGCCCCCCACCCATGGAGCCAAGAGCGCTGTTCATATATGAGTTATTGAAAAGGCTACTAAACGGGTTTGAGATTGTCCCCCCATTCCCCAACAAGCTGAGGCCCCCAAGCCCTGAGAAGAAATTCCCCATGGCGGTGCCTTGACCAAGAGTCCCACTCGCAAGCCCCTGCCCTGCCTGCATCAATGAATTGCCAATATTCGCCCCAGTTTGCGTCGCCGCACCAGCAAGTGCATTGGCACTGCTTGCGCCCTGCTGGCCAACCCCCGCAAGCTGATTAAATGCATTCATATTGTTGGTCCAGTAGTCTTGGAATTGCTGCTGGTACGTGTTTGATGCTAGCCCCGAAGCGTATTGCGCTGCGGCAGCAAGAGCATTGCCACTTTGGCCGAGTCCGCGGGATGCCATGGAATTATTGACTGCGTTGAGCCCCTGCTCCAGAGTGAACTGGTATCCCGGAGTTTGCTCAAGTTGCGCCATTGTTGGCTGGAATGGCCGCGTTAGCGGCGCAGTGAGGGGATTGCCCCCAGGATTTGCTCCTATCAACGGAAGCAATGCATTGAACGCGCCCTGCCCCCCCTGAATAAACGGATTCAATGCATTCTGCGCTTGCTGAAACATCTGCTGCTGCATCATAGCAGACAGCAATCCATACATCTGAAGTTGGCCCCCAGCACCGCGCGCAGCATTGCCACGAGTCATCGCGCCAAGGCCCCCAAGCCCAACTCCGATTAGGTTTCCAAGTGAGTCCACTTTACAGCTCCTTCACCCAGATTTCTTCTTCTGGCTCGAACCCCATTCCCCGCAGCAGCTTGCGAAATGGCGCGCGCACTTTCATTCCGAAATAGATGCGGGAAATGCCAAGCCAGCGGAGATGGTCGAGGGCCTTTGTCATCAACGCACTTCCGACTCCGTGTTTCCGCTCGGACTTCGTGACAAAGATCATGTCGCTGGCTGCCGCGCGAAGGTTGAAATGCTGGTGACGGGACATCTTCAAAGTGAAGTAGCCAATTATCTTCCCGTCGCGGCGCGCGGTCACTACAATAAGGCCCCCGTGGCGTTCTAAATCCAAATAGGATGGAACGTCCAACGCGGGGGTGTCATGCGTGACCTCTGCTGCGTGGCACGAGAACAACTCTTGTGCCTCGGCGTTCAGCGTAGTGAAGTCTTCGAGTTGAATCGTCAACATGGCATCACGCTGGCACGAAAGTGGCGGGAGCATTGGGCACCAATTGCACATGCAACACGATGGCTTCGCCCTGCGAGTTGTTTGTCAACTCGCCTCCGGGGGAGAGCCAGATTGCGTCGCCCGGCGACCCCGGCAAGGCCTCGCCCTGTGCCGAGAAGAAAAGTCCCCCACTGGCCAGATGCATCACCAACACATAGTGTTGAAACCCTTCCAGTGGGAATTGCGTCACACTGCCCTGTTCAAGCTTGCGCACTGCAACTGGCCCGAGCATCTCTCCATTCACCCGAGTCATCAACGCGAAGATGTATTGCCGTAAGTCCGGGAGCATATCGAAGCTGAACCAATTGACAATCTGGCCCTGCGGGGTGCGCCCGCGCAGGGTGATTTCATTATTCTTCCAGAGTTCCTCTTGTCGCGCCAATGCATTGAGCGCAGGAACAAAGTCCATCCCAAAGGCGAGTTTCTGGATTTTCATGCGGGGCTCCTACTTCATGATCCAGATATACCCAACGGGCAGTGAGGGTAATCCGGGGGTGGAATCTTGGGTCCAGCCTTGCGGGGCGGCGGACCCTTTATATGGCATCAAGCCGTTGACGGGGGGCTGGGCTTTAATGACCTGTGCAATCGGCCGGAACCAATGCACTGCCATGCTTCCATCCTCTTTCACCAGTGGGATGTTTGAACTCGGAACAAGTGGGGCTGTCTGTTGAGTCATGTCACACCGCCAGTGGCACCGAGTCCACCCATGCACCATCGAGCGCAGTCATTGCCGGATCGGACCAGAACAACTCGTAGACTCGGTCATCAGTCTGTCCAAGGTCTCGCCATGATGGCCGAAGATTGTATTGTCCAGTGGCTCCGAGGGACTGTTCCACCGGAATTCCCCAGGAGTTGCCCCGATCATCACTCCAGCGGAGAAACACTTCGGGCTCGTTCTGCGGAGCACTCTGCGCCGCGGCGTTGGGCTGCTGCGTCACCGAGCCGACACCTTCAGGCACATTGCCCGTCTGAAACCTCGCAATGAACTGATTGTGGAAAACAAGCTTTCCATCTTTCACCGCGTGCGGAAATCCCCTCCGCCGAATGACCGGATTCCCATTATCCGTTGCATTGTCAAGGTCAAACGAATAGAGATTTCCATTCTGCCAGTCCCCGACAACATTCTGCCCATAGGCAAAAGCCGTGCAATTCGCGCGAATGCGGCCCTCATTCCCATTCGAGTCAATGTAAACCCGCTCATGCCAGAGCTGAGTTGTCAGATCATAACTCCAAGTCTTGTTCGCCGAGGGGAATGACAGCACATAGAACACATGGTTGTCTTGCTGGTAAATGAATCCAATCGCGTCGGAAATTACTTCGTATTTTCGAATCGCTTCGCTGAGCGCCGGGGTCGAAATGTCTTTCGCCGCGTAGTTCGAGCCCTCCAGCACAAGGGCCTGGCCATTGTTATCCTGCGAGAGCCAAAAGAGTTGCAGATTGTATTGCGCCACTGAGTACTTTGCGGCGCAACCGTGTTGCAAGAAGACTCCGGGGATGGGAGAGAAGCTCACACCCGTGGGGTTCCCCGCGTCGCTCCAAACTTCCGAAGTCCGCGCGCCAATGAGCCAGAGTTCCCGATGCACCGCGGCGATCGCCACGAGATTATCCGCGCTGCCACTTTTCGCCGCGGTGTAGAGTCCGCTGAATGTCAGCGAATTTGCAAGTGACGTGTAGAATGCCTGACTCCCCGGAACATTGAGAATAAAAAACCCATCAATATACGTGACGAAATCTCCGCCCTGAAAGTTCGGGTCGGTTATCTGCGTGAAAGTAGCAGTGTTAAAAGTATAACTCCAACCAGAAGAACTCCCATCAACCAGTACCAAGACGCTTCCGTTATCCACCATAGAAACTGGAGTGAACCTTGTTGGGATCGCGCCGATTGGGGTGAGAGCAAAATTATTCCCGATGAGGTAGACAATACCCCCAAGCACACCAAAAAGCTGTCCGTTATTCGCAAAGTAGAGTCCGCGCCAAGGGAGTTGCAACGGCCCGGATTGCAGCAGCGTCAACCCAGGGGTAAGTTGGCACGTCACCGGAGTTGGCGAATCTTTCGGATTGATTTCCGGGTACAAGTTGACGCAACGCTGCGCACCGGCAATGAGCCCGCGCGCAGTGTAAAACCCCCCAAGGAGCGGGAGCAGGGCCATCGTGCAGCGTCACGCCGACAAGCAGCGGAACCATGCACCCGCTTTAGCACAATAATATTCCGCAGTCTTCGCATTGGCTTGGGAAACGCCAGTCGCGCCGGCGGTACCATTGAGCGTCCCGCCTCCGGCGACGAAGACCGTCATCGGATTGGAGCCATTGTTTATGAGTACGAAGGTCTGCCCGACATTGGGATAGGGCAACAGCACACCATCACCCGAACTCGCCACGGTGTCAACCTGCGTAATGGTCTCGGTGATCGGTGTCGAGTTCGCCACAGTCCCGGAGGCTTTCGCAGTAACCCCACTTGCATACGCTACCAGCGGATAGGCGAAGTTCTTATTCAGCGAATCCCCTGTGATGAGCTGCGCTCCGAGCAACTTATACAGCGTGTTGAAGGCCATCTTTTATCTCCACTTTTAGTGCCATTCATCTGCGAGGATGTTGTAAATCCTCGGGCGAGTCAACTGCGTCGGCATTTTAAGTGCCGCGAGTGCAGTGTTGTTGGTTTTGATTGCGTTGACGGCATTCCGTGCGTCAAGCACAAGTTGTGGGTCGGCTGGGAGTTTCGCCGCCATGCGAATCCACTTCGCAAGCGTCAATTCGAGTGCCATTGCATATTCTGGCGGCACCACCATGATTGTGTCGAGAGTCGCCACGGGCTGAAGGAAGTGGCGCACAATTATGTGGAGCTCCCAAGGCTGGGTGCCCGCGTTTGGGATGGGCCAGAAATAAATGTGGCCCAGCGGGTAGGCTGGGTCGTAAAAGTAATGAGTTGGAAAATTCGTCATGGTCTTTAAAACAATGGACGAGTAGTCCTCCATCGTTGGAATCAACTTGAGTGGGTAGTCCGTGGGAGTCTGCGATGTGTTTGTAAGTCTCGCGTAGGCCCGTTCAACTTGCAGGGGGCGCTCCTGCTGCGGCCCGAAATCTGCGTTGAAATCCGAACTGAAATCACTCCCGATGTTAAAATTCCCTTGGGTTCCCACCGTGTAGAACTGTTGCGGCGTCGCGGGTACGTAGGCAATGTCCTGTAAGTGCCAGGACATCCACCGTTTCGTATTCCACTGTGCAGTGATCATGTTGAGGCGGGTCAACGCCTCGTTTACAACCAACTGCGTCGGCTGCTGCCCGAGTGCCACATAGCCAGAGTCCCGCAACGCCAGCATTACAATCTGGCGCGCGGAAAACTGACCAAGGGGGATTTTCTGGGCCATCAGCCTGGAGTCTTTTCAGGGACTTTGAGAGTAAGGGGACGTTTGGCCTCTGGCTCGGCGGGGGGCTCGACTTTCGCCACCGTTCGCGCAACTTCAAGTTCCGCGCGAAGCGCCTCAAGTTCCATCTTCAAACTCTCAACCTCACTCGCTTCGCGTGCTGCGCTTGGAGCTACGCGGTGAGAATCCTGCGCGCGAAGTTCCTCGTGAATCGAGTTAACAATGACGCACTTGCCGTGCTCGTCCTGCAAGGGCTTGCCATCGTGCCCGAGAAGCATCTTCGGATACTCCTGGAATTTGTACTCTGGGAATTTCATGTTCCCGTAAATGCCAGCATACGGCGGGGTCATTTCTTTGCTCCTTTCGTCTTAGCGGCCTTCTTTCCTTTGGCCGTGGTTTTTGACCCTTTCATAAGGCCAATCTTATTAAGGGTGCCATAAACGGCACCCTTGTTATCGCCATATTCTTTTTTGAGTTTGTCTTCGACAGCGGCGACTGCCGTCTTTTTGCCAGATGGCGTTGTGCGGGGCATCAATGGAGTCCTTTTGTTGCAACAGACTGTCGTTTTGGTATGCGCCCAAGATGGTGCAGAACGCTGGAGTGGTCTATGTCGAAAAATCTACCTATTTGCGTAGTCGTCAAATACGGGAATTCTGCATTTATTTTTCTGATAGCATTTTTTCTCGCTGCAACAACACGCGCGGACCTTTCAGCGGAGAGAATAATATTCAACTTGACACCATGTTCTCTGCAAATTGCCAGTACAATCTGCTTCATTTTTTCATGCGGAGTTTGAATGACGATGTGCGGGTCAAGAGCGGGGTTGATCGATTTCAAGGTGTTTTCTCCACGAGTTGATCTGCTGGGGCACCAGCCAGCTTTGGGCGTGGTGATTAAGAGCGTCCGAGCCAGGCTCCCCATTTGTCCAATGGGTGTGATAAGTAAATCTATCACACCCATTAAACTTTGTCAACCCTTACGAGACCGCTGTGTTATCGGCAACTTGCACGATCCATTCGGGCCGCACCCACAACCATCCATATAGGATGTCTAGTCGAGTGAAGAAGACATCATCTCTAATATCATAAGCACTAACCATTCTCATGCTTATGTCATCGTACGACTCGCGCGCCGCGTTGGCAACTCCCTCGGGGAGTTCCAAATCTGCACTCACGAGAATGACTGCCTCCGGCACAAAGGCGAGGTTCATCCGGTAGGTTGTGCTTGCAGGGTTGACCAGCGAGATCGCCGCGGCATTCGCCGGGAGCGCCGTTACCGTCTGGTACTGACTCTGCGTCGTGGAACCATTCGGGAGAGTGGTCGGGCCGACAATTGCAGGATAGATCGAGATGCTCGTCGCCGCATTTGCCGCTGCGGCGGTAATGACGAACTGCATCAGCAGCCCGGTGTCTTGCTTGGTGATTCTGTTTACCATGTTGACACCGGCGATGGTGACGATGTCGCCAACGGCGAGCGTTCCAGTCGTAGCATTCGTGACAAGCGTTAGCCCCGACTGGTTGGCACCATTCAATGTGCCAGCCGAGAAGCTCCCTCCCGTATGCGTCAGCACCGTCTGATCTTTGAACCACATGAACCCAAGGCCACCGCGGATTTCAGCATCTTCATATTGCTCCGAAATACGGGGCATTGGATTCAGAAGACCCGCGAGTGTCGGAATCGTCTTGCCCATCGTAAGTGGGTGGAGCACCAAATTCCGATTCGAAGTCGGTGCGGAGTTCGTGTCAAGCAGTGCCCCCGCCGAGGTCCACGTTCCAACCGTCGGGGTCAGGATGTTACCCGAATTGTCCGCGTTCGACACATAGCGCGCCGCGCCTCCATTGGCACTGGACATCACGTTCAACGCGACCGCGCCAACAAGATTGTTGATCGCGGGGGCAAGAATGCGCCGCGAGAAGTCATCGAGCGACAGCGTGCGGTCGGCCGATGTGAACGCCAAATCGACGCCCTGCTGCGTGGCTAGCGTCAACGTGGTCTGCTGCTCTGTCGTGTCCTGCGGCTGCGCCGCCTGCCCAGTTCGCACCGTGTAGTCATTGGGAAGGCGAATACGCAGTGCCGAGCCAATCTTCGCCCCAACCACCGCGTACGAGTCATCGTACTGCTTGTCAATGTGTTGGATGAACGAGTTGGTATTCTTGAAGAGTCGCAGCGACTCCCTCGTGATCATGCTGATTGTAAGAAGTGAGTTTGCCATTGGGAAATCTCCCGCCAAGATCGGAGACCTGTCGGGGTCTCTAGTCCGGCGGGCGCAGGATTCCCGCAAAATACAAGCATCACAAGAGCGTCAGGGCCGCTCCAGAAGCCCCCTTTCGGCGCTAGCGCCTTCTGCGCGCCGTAGCGTCGCGTTCTTTCATCCAGTCATCAATGGAAGTTTTGGCATCGTTCAAGTTGACTGGAGCCTCGCGCCTTGGCGCGTAGCCCCCAACTTTGGGGGCAATCGGCGCGGGGGGCGCGAGCGGAGTCGGACTCGGAACCCCACCTCTCGGCTTTGCCATTTTCGCCAAGGTCATTACCTGCCGAGTTGGAATCATCGAAAAGATCGTTCCAGCTTTCGCCGGGTCTTTCGCGAGTTCGTAGAGGAGTTCCGCCGCGGCCTTCGGATCACGCTCCGCAGCTTCGTAAATGGTCTCGACATACAATTCCGGGCCGATCCCAAGAATCTGACTCATAGTGCCGACACGAGGAAGAAAGTCGGGGGCAATGCCATGCCCTGCGTTTGCGATATCGTTGGAAATGTCCGTGATGCGCTCTTCAAAACGCATCTGCTGGGCACGCTGGCGCGCGAGGGCATCGAGATTGGCGGGAGCTGGATCGGCCGTTGGCGCTAGGCTTGGCGATACTGCTGGGCGCTCTGCAAGTTGCCTCTCCAGTTCTTTCTTCTGAGCAGTCAGAACTCCTATTCGCTTCTGGAAGACATCTAGGGGAATGGACGGTGCGGGCTCTACCACGGGCGCGGGCGCAGACTCAACAGTTGCCTCAACCACCGGGGGTGGCTCTGCCCCTCCACTCGAATCGGTCAAATCCCCACGAGCAGGCTCTCGTGGGTCAAATAGTGGCATAGGAAATCTTAGTTTCATTTAGGGCTCCTACAGGTCCATGTTAACTTGCGGCACACGCGCTCGCTGCGGTTCGAGGCTGTAGTCCATGATTAGGGCCTCGTAAACGGGTTTTTTCAAGTGTTCCGGCATCGGGCCGGCGAGGGATTGCGCAAGTGTGGCTCGCGCCGATTTTATTAGATGTGGCCAAAATCTTTTAACGAAGCTTCGCTCATCTGGAAACGCTTCATGAAAACCGGGCATCTTAGATGCAAAAATCTCATACAATTCTCCACATTGAGCCTTTGCGCTCGCGGCAACAATACGATGCGCGCGAGGTTTATTTTTGGTTTCGATTGTGGCGTCGCTTCCAGCAGCCGCTAGGTATTTTGCAAGTTGCTCTTCAAGGGTCATACTAAGCTTCCTTCTTGTGTTGGAGCAAACTCTCCATAAAAGAGTTTTTCTCCAGATTGCCGAGCGCGAAGTGCATCCTCATATGTCGTAAAATCTCCAAGATGTATTCGAGCATAGTCTATGCTCAAATAAGCTCTCCA